ATCTTCGACCGCATCTTCAGAACGAATGAAAAGCAGCTGCAGCTATCCGAGCGCGGGGAACTGCCGGGGCTCGCGACCTTAGCGTACACGAAACACTCGTTCACTCCGGTGACGAACTTCGCGCAGGCATATCGACTCTGGAAAGAGAACCCGGTCGCGCAGGGCTGCACGATGGCCTATTCGCTTACGATGCCAGAGGCCTATCTCGCCGTTCGTGATGGCGAGTCTTTCGTCTACGATCACCCGGTCTCCGTTCTCTTCGCTGGCTCTTCGTGGCGTCTTAGCATGGCTACTGCGATGACGTATCTCTGTATCGGTGGTAACGTATACTATCACAAGCGCCGCAACGCTGCGGGCGCGGTGATCGATCTCAAGCCCTACTCCGATGCTAATTTCGCGCCGGTACTCGACGAGTACGGTAACATCCGCGCCTATCACTATAACAACGGCTCGACAACGTGGGAGATCCCGAAAGATGATGTCGTTCACATCCGCGGCTTTTGGGTTGATCCTGCTGTTTCTTATGCCGGCGGCTCTCCGATTGTACTTGCTTCGACGACGATTGAATCTTACAACGAAGCGAGCGGCACGATCTTCAGCATTCACAAAAATGACGCGATGCCTAAGACGCTGGTGATCTACGACGAGGAGATGTCACCCGACCAGGTGTCACTTGCCGAGCGTTCGTTTAAGCGTAAGTACGGCGGCGAGCGCCGCGGGTCGGTCGGTCATATGTGGGGAGTTAAGAGTGTCGAACGCTTGGCACTCGATTACAACGAACTCGGTATGGAGTCGACGTTCAGTCAATACGAGGCGCGGATCTGCGGCGTGTTCCGTGTGCATCCAATCATCGCGTATACGTACGCCGGTATCATGTCGTCGACGTACTCGAACGCCGAGCAGGCGTCGAAGGACTTTACCGATATGGTACGTGTCCCACTGTGGAACATGATCGCCGATCAGATCAACGAACAGCTCGCGATCCCTGACTTCGGCGTCGAGGTTGGTTTCGACCTGAGCACGGTCGAAGCTCTGAAGCCGTCGGTAGAATCGCAGCGGGCTACGGCGCTGCAGGCGTACCAAGTTGGCGTTATGACATTGAACGAGGCGCGCGAAGCGTTCGCACTCGACGCGGTGCAAGGCGTGGCGCAGACAGAAGTCGTAACGGCATCACGCTCGCAGCGCATCGAACGAAAGAACCTCGACGACGAACAAGGTATCATCGTCGACATAGACGACACTCTCGTCACGTCGTCAGGTAATCCACGGCAAGCGACGATCGACTATGTGAACGCGCTGTGGGATTCGCATCGTATCATCATCGTAACGGGGCGCTCTGCAGATCAGGAAGAAGAAACTATCGCGGCTCTCGAGGAGTTCGGCGTTAAGGTAGACGAGTGGCACTTTAACGATACGACCGCGCCCGCGATCGACTTCAAGCGTTACAAGGCCGGGCTCCTTCTCGAAGAGCGTCCGATCGTCTTAGCGATCGACAACGACGACGACACGCGCGACATGTACGAGGACCTCGGCATCAACTCCGAAGAGCCGCCAACGGAAGGAGGCGCGGATGTTACGTCCGCGAGCTTTCGTTCTGACTCGTTAGACGATGAAACGTACTTCAAAGCCGTAGACGATATCTCGGAGAAGTGGGCTAAGCGTATCGCGGTCTCGTATGGTAAGGAAGTGCGTAAGCTCGAACGCGAGATCCTCGGAGGTATCAAGGCTCACGGCACGGTGCTGACCAAACAAGAGTCCGACCCGTTCGACGTAGAAGACTGGACGGCTCGGTTCTTGGCTGCGACTGAAGACGACCGCAAAGGACTAGTCGAAGAGATGATCGCAGCGGCTGCGGGTGATGTTGATGCTGAGGACGGCGAGTACGGCAAAGCACGCCGCGAAGGTATCGACGAGTCGAGTCAAAAGATCGCCTCGTCGATCGGCACGATCCGCGAGGATGTGCGCTTCATCCTGAATCAGTCGGGCGGCTTGTCCGCTGAAGAGATCGCGGCGCTCCTTCGTAGCAAGTTCGCAGAGATCAGCACGGCGCGCGCGAACGCGATCGGCCGAACGACTGCGACGGCTACGACAGGTAAGACGCAGTCGGCAGTCTGGAAGACTGTCAGCGACCGCGAATCGAATCCCGACCGTAAGATCGTGAGGCAGTGGATCTCGTTCCCCGGTGCGCGCGATGCTCACTCCAAAGCGAACGGGCAGTGGGAGAATCTAGTGAGCGGGATGTTTACGGTAGGTGGCGAAGAGACGGAATACCCGGCCGGTCCGTTCCTATCAGCGAAGAACGCAGTCAACTGCCGATGCATTACACGGGCGCGACGTAAGATCGACTACGACAGAGCGACGCAGGGCGGATGATAGATGGTGCAAAACTATACGCAAGCTCTTACGAACTTGCGTCATCTACTACGAAGGTAATCGAATGAACTTGACGAAGTCGCTTCATTCCTGTCATATCAAGGCGGTGAACGCTGACGAGGGAATCCTCGAAGCGGTCGTCTCCGTATTCAATAACGTCGACAGCGTAGGCGACCGCGTGATCCCGGGTTTCTTTGAGCAGTCGCTTAAAGGCAAGATGCCGAAGGGCGTATGGATGCACGACTGGAACGCACCCGTCGCGAAGACGTTAGAAGCCCGCGAACTCTATCCGAACGATCCGCTATTGCCTGACGGCTTGAAGGGTCTCGGCGGATTGTACGTCAAGGCAAAGTTTAATCAGAACACGCAGCGCGGACGCGAGGCGTTCTCTGACATCAAAGAAGGAATCATCGACGAGTTCAGCATTGGATATTCAGTGCAGGAAGATCGCATCGCGCCCGATGGCGCACGCGAACTCGTCAAGGGGACACTCTTCGAGTGGTCGCCCGTTTTGTTTGGAGCTAATCCGCAAACTGCAATCGTAAGCGCTAAGGGACTCACGCAAGACATCGACGACGTCGGAGCCGACGTGTTACGTCTTGTCGCGAGGTTGAACGAACGCGCACAGATTCGCGAGAAGGAAGGACGCACGCTTTCGTCGGCAAACGTGGCTCGTCTCTCATCTCTCGTCGATGCTCTGCAGAATGCGACCTCATCTATCAAGGAGCTCATTGACAGTGCAAAACCTAAGAGCGCACGCGCTCAGATGGAGATGCAACGTCTACGAGCTCTTCACAACTCACGTCAAAAGGACAACCAATGACAATTCAACAGCTGACAGACGCGATCCGCGTCAAGTCAACAGAGCTGGAAGTCTTGACGAACATCGCAGAGCCTACGGCCGAAGATGTTGCTAAGGCTACAGAGCTGAACAATGAGATCGACACTCTCTCTAATCAAGTCAACGAAGCGAAGTCGTTCGAGGCTATCAAGGCAAAGAACGCGAAGCGCATCGCGGAAGTAAAGACGGCAGTCAACGAACTCCCGTCAACATCGACAGTAAAGGTCGGCGAGTCATCAGCTAAGGCAAAGATGAACGAAGCTGACTACAAGTCGTATGTTACAGGTCTCTTCGTAGCGGGTCTCTCGAACGAGAACGCACGTCAAAAGTACTCAGACGTCACAGGCGTCGAGTACAAGACGCACACGCAGAACCAAGATGCGACGGGCGGCCTCTTCGTACCTGAAGAGACATCGTCTTACATCATCGACCTGAAGGAGACATACGGCGTATTCCGTCGCAATGCTCGCGTTGAGCCGATGGGATCTGAGACGATCCGCATCTTCCGCACGAACGACGACGTTACGGCGTACTGGGGTTCGGAAGCTACAGCCTACACAGCATCGGACATGACGTTCGGTTCGGTAGTGCTCACAGCTAAGAAGCTCACAGCGCTCGCAGTGATCAGCGAAGAACTTAACATGAACGCGACCGTTAACCTCGGCCAGCGTTTCGCAGAGTCGGTAGCTCGTCAGTTCGCGAAGAAGGAAGACGAAGCCGGATTTAACGGTGACGGCACATCGGCTTACGGTGGTATCACAGGCGTAGGTAACAAGTTCCGCCAAGTCCTCGAGGCTGCAGGCGGCACATGGACAAACGACACGCACAAGGGCTACCTCGGCGGCGCTCAAGTTATCAGTGGCAACCTCTTCTCTGAGGCTACGCTGAGCGACTTCATCACAGGCGCTTCTAAGCTCCCGACGTACGCGCGCGCAGGTGCAAAGTGGTATTTCAATAAGACAGCATTCTCGGCAAGCGGCGAGCGCCTCGCACTCGGTGCGGGTGGTGTTACTGCAGCTGAGATCGCAGGCTCGTTCGGTATGCGCTTCCTCGGCTTCCCTGTGGAGATCGTAGACGTTATGCCGAGCACAGATGCGAACTCGCAGGTCTTCGGCTACTTCGGTAACCTCGCACAAGCTGCGTCGATGGGCGACCGCATGAGCACGTCTATCAAGACGGACACATCGCTCGGATTCCAGAACGACACGATCTACGTGAAGGCAGCTGAGTACGTCGATATCGCAGTGCATGACGTAGGCAACTACAGCGCGACGGCGTCGACACGTGTTGCGGGTCCTATCGTAGCTTTTGTATCACAGAACTCATAAGGAACCCAGAACATGAACTCACTCCAGAACGTTAAGTTCGTAAACGTTACGCCGCCTGCGGCTATCGTTGACAACGCAGATTTCGCGACAACTGCGATCGATACCGCGGGCTTTGGTAAGCTCGCCGTTATCTTCTCACTCGGCGCGACTGATATCGCGATGGGCGCTCTCAAGCTTCAGCAAAGCGACGACTCAGGTATGAGCGGCGCCGCTGACATTGCGGGTACGGTATTTGGTGCGACTGGTAACCCGGCGCTCCCGTCAGCTACGGACGATAACAAGGTATATGCTTTCCACGTAAGCCTCCAGGGTAAGAAGCGCTATATCGATCTTGTCGCAACTGCGGGCAATGGTTCGGTAGGTACGTACGGATCAGCTATCGCAGTTCTTTACAACGGCACAGACTTCGATCCTAACGCAACGGATCAGAACCTCGGCGCGGTTGTGTATTGCTAATCAGATTAGATTCTGAGTTCGGGGGCTACGGCCTCCGAGCTGAGAACCTCAAACGAAGGAAAACAAAATGGCCATAACAGGATTCACCGGTCAACGAATCGGCACGCTGCAGACGATCGCGTTGAACACTTCGACGCCGGTAACTATTACACCACCGGACGGCGCGGACTTTATCATCTTGGAAGTGCACAATAGCGTCGCCCATGTCACGTTCGACGGGACGAATCCGACAACGACTAGCGGTTTCAAAGTGCCGACAAATACGACTTGTAAAATTGACGTTGGGCAAGACTGCACGTTAAAGATCATTGCAACGACAGGAACGCCCAACGCTTTTTGGCAAGCCTTCAAGACTAAGAAGGATAACGACGCATGATCGAACAACTTTTTCCGGGCGGCGGCGGTACTGATGAGAAAGCCGCGGTTTCTTCCAACGATACCACGCCGGGCTACCTTAACGGTAAGCTCGTAGCGGGTGCTGGTGTTTCGTTAACTGAGAACAACAACGGCGGTAACGAGACGCTTACGATCGCTTCAACGGTGGTGGACACAAACGACGCGGCGAAAGTTTCGAGCAACGACACAACCGCGGGCTTTCTCAATGGCAAACTTGTCGCGGGCTCGGGTATCGCTTTAACTGAGAACAACAACGGCGGTAACGAAACGCTCGGGATCTCGGTTGCGAATATCGACGCGAGTGCAATCACAACAGGCACGGTAGCGACTGCGCGCCTCGGCAGCGGCACGGCGAATAGCACGACGTATCTCGCAGGCGATCAGACATACAAAGCCGCGGTGACAAGTGTCAACGGTTCAACTGGTGCGGTGACGGTTGCGGCTGGTGATACGACGTATACAGTCACAACCGCAGATGCAGAGAACACCACAACCAATACCACGGTTGCAAGTTTCACCATACCTGCTAACACGTGGGTCGATGGTCAGACTGTGGAACTTCGTGTTGTTACTCACGCCTCGCAAAGTTCCGGCGGTTCTGTCAACTGGACTGGTCGAATTGGAGGAACAGGAATCACCGAACGTTCGACAGCAGCGACAGCCGTGGGAAACAGTGCGTTCCAATGGCGCAACGTAACCACATTTAGATTTTTCCGAGAAGGTAACACAGTAACTTTTACGGTGCTGAATCCTCAAAGTTTGACGGGCACTTATAACGACGCCGCGCGCTGGCCTTTTGATAACAACGGTGCAATGACTGGTCCTATCAACTGGCTCGACTACGATTCATCAGTCGACTTCACAACAAACATTACGATTGACTATAAGATGCAATGGGGAACAGCAAACGCCGCAACCTATGTACGCGTCGTGAATGCGCGCGCTGTTAAGTATAACGGAGGGAACGTATAAATGGAACTCGGAATCGTCATCTCTCAACTCGGCTTGCGTGGCGCTCTTTCACATCGTACCTACGAGTCGATGGTCGGAACGTGGATCGATCCGAACGAGCCGATCCCATCGTACGACGATTGCGTCGCAAAGTGGAACGAGCTCGTCGCGTCTGGTTACTTTGAGCCGCCATATTTCGTCAAGCGCGCGGATGCCTATGCCAACAAAGGTATCTACTTGCAAGACATCGCGGAACTCACTGCGGAGCTCGCTATGGCGAAGGCTGCTAAGAACGAGGCAGACATCGCGAAGTACGAATCACGTCTCGCCAAGATCTACGCAAAGCGCGCAGAAATCAAGGCGCAATATCCGAAGGCATAACGCATGAGCGACAACTTCACCAAGTGGATGCTCGGCATCAGTGCAAGCGCTATCCTCGCAATGGGCGCGGCGCTCTTCTCTACGGTCGTGGCACTGCGCGAAGATATGGCAGTAATCAAAAGCGAGTTCACAAGCCTCCGCGTAGATGTTGCCAAACTCGAGATGATACAGACGCAACTTGCAGACCATG